CAGTAAATTCTGCAACCGGTTTGTGTGTAACTCCGGTTATGATAACAGATCTGTCATCTGCCATACTATCAATTGATGTGTTATTATCTGCTGTAACTTTAAGTGTAGTAATAAAGCCTAAGCTATATGTGTGCGAAACGATGTCTTGTAAAATGTCTTTCATATTTTTCTCCAATTTGTTTTATTTTATATTATATTGCCTAAAAGTCAATTATTTTTTTCTAATTATATCATTAGATTTAACTGCCGCATCAAGTGTATTTAGATTTACGTTATTATTCTCTGCCATTTTTAGAAGAGCAGAAGTGTCTTTAGGAAAACAATATCCGCCCCAACCACGTGCAAGTGGTTCAATAAATGTATGACTATCGCCTATTCTAGAATCTGCTGCAATACCGTAGCGAACGTTGTTGTAATCTAGCCCAATAGCTTGACAAAAATCGTATACTTCATTAAAGAAACTACACTTTGTTGCTAAAAATGAATTCCTAAAATATTTAATTGCAATTGCTTCTTGTGGCAAACATATTGTAATTTTAGCTTCAGGAAAGGCAAAACTATAAAAGTCTCTCCAGTAATCAGTATTTCCTCCTGCTAAAAAGACATGAGTTGTATTCTTTACATCAGCATCGGCTGTTGCTGCTCGTAAAAACTCTGGGCTAAATGTTATTTGATGATTGGGAAATTTTTCTGCTAGTTGATCCCATCCCTCTAAACTAATTGTACTTTTTATCATTATAGGAACATGTTCAGGAACGTCAGAGACAACATTGTAAACATTATCCATATAACAACTTCCGTCGTCTCCTTGCGGCGTTGATACACAAACTATTACGCCTCTAAGTTTTTCCATGTCTTTTATTTTATTGTTGTTATACTTAGGGTCTACAATTTCGATGCTTCTATATGATTTAAAAGCGTTGTAATACGCTTTGCCAACAAATCCAAATCCTGCAATTACTATCATGCTGCTATCTTGGCCTCCTGCAAATACATTAACCGTTCGTAAGTATCTTGCCAATCTTTAACGTTATAACAAATACCTCGGTTATTAGTTTCAATTTCATTCTTTAAAGGATAATCATTTCCTTTAATATCCATCCTATCTCCAAAAAAGATAAGTTTATGTTGCTTACTAAAATCTTTAATAATCTGACGTTTGTCGTGTCCTTTTAAAAAGATATCGATTCCTGTTTCACCACCGACCTTTGCATCCAATGTGTCAAATGTAAGATTAAAATCTGTTGCAATCAATTCTCGTTCATTAGTCATACGGTCGTATTGAACATACATCATTCTTTCTTTTAAAGTTGCATTTCTACCAACAACGCTAAAATTCACAGTTCCGGTACGTTCTTCAATATGATTGCCAGTTCTTAAAGGAAAAGAACTTTGAGACAGTTGATTTAACAGCCATTCTTTTGCATTTTTGGATAAAGACCAATCGCTTGATTTAACCAATGTTTCTTTTTCTCGTACTTCGTTTCCGGAACAATTGTATACTTTTTTTACAGAAAGACAAATGTCTTCTCCTAATTGTTCAAGAGTTTTAGCATAGTCAGAACCGGTAACTAGATAAACAGAATTATCATTGCAAAAAGATATAAAGTATTCAGCAAAGTTTTTGTCAATTGGCATTCTGCTAGGAGTTAATGTTCCATCAACATCAAAGATAAATTTATTCATGTTTAAAATCTCCGTGTACATGATCTGGATTTTGTTTAGAAAGCCAACAACCTTCGTTTTTAACAAGTTCGAATTCATTTCTAAGCAAAGTTAATTCTTGCTCTTGTCTTTCAGTAGAGTTGATTAAATTGTTAATCTTTTCTTCTAGACGTGCTATTAAGTTGTAAATCTCAAGATCCTTGTCGTGCATCTTTTTCTGCCTCTGCTACTCTGCGACGCAAACCACTACTGCTGAATCTATGATCTCGTTTATTAAAGTGTAGTTCGATACCACGCTTTCGACATACGTCTTTACCTGTAAAGTCTTGTTCTCGATACTCTTCACCTAAAAATCTTATATCAATTTCAAAAAGTTCTAATATATCAATCACGTCTTCTTCGGTTTGATATGGAACAATTTCATCAACAAACTTAACAGCATTTAATTGTGCATAACGTTCTACCAATGTTTGCACAGGTTTATTTTTTGTAGTAGGCCTATCTATTGTAGGATCTGTTTGTAATCCTACAATAAGATAATCGCAATGTTGTTTTGCTTCACGCAGCATTCCTATATGCCCGGCATGAAGAAGATCAAATGTTGAAAATACTATACCTACTTTCATATTATTCCCATTCAAATAAAGAATTAAAAGTTGTGTTTTGCTTTGTTGACTGCAAATCGTAATCTAGAACTCCGATTAGGTTATCAAGCTTGTTATCAATGATAACTTCTTCCATTGCACTATCATCAAACGGCAATTCTTTAAACCACTGAGGTAAACGCAGTTCGTCAGTTGGATATGCGACACTGGTAAATCCTAGAGGATTTTGTTTTACCTTGCAAACAATAACTTTCATACCGTCAACAATCTCTTGTGAATATCGATCACCGTTCATGCGTTTTAATGTATTCCAGTTAATACTTGCCCTAACATGTCCAGGCATGTTAGCTCTTCCGAGTTTTGCTTCTTCTCGTTGATATGCTTGAATGTTATTAGCACGTTTAGGAGAACCTTTTTCGTAACCAGGTCTAGATTTAAAGTCTCTTCTAAATTTTGTAATACTATCGAGAATTGCTTTTTCAGGTTCTTGTAGCAATACCATAGTTAAAAGATCATACAAAAAGTCTTGCATGAATACTGGCGTATCGGAGCGTTTAAGATCAAGACCCATTGCTTTTATTTTACCTGGCTTACCGTCGATATCTTTACGCTTGCCTTCTTCGTCATACACTAGAACAGCATAGCGTTTCTTAGTAATAAACAATCCAGTTTCGCCTACAATTTCGCGACCTGCTTTAATAACTTCGGCACGAGTTTTTGGGCAATGGAATGCACTTCCCATAAAATCACTAAATGTTTTGTTTACTTCGTTGGCAATCTGATCATACAATGTAACAACGTTTTCTTTACTCCACGGTATTTTTCCTGCATTGATCTCGTTTTTAAGTGTTGGATACGCACTAAAATATACAGAGTCTGTATCACCGTAGATTACAGCTTGTCCAACATGGTTATAATCGCCAGTAACTATTTCATTTACTTTTCCAGCCATGTGTTTTGCAATCTGTCTACCGGTGAGTGTAGTTGACTGACCTATTCTTTTATCAAAGAATCTGCAACCTGGATTTAGAATAGCACCATATAAACTATTAAGGTTAATTTTCTTAACTAGCTGTCGCTTATCCCAGAACGAAATTTCTGTTTCGTTTCCTGCATCCTTTGCTTTTTTAAGCATTGCTTGTAGTTCTTTACGTTCTTTATACCAGCGAGCTAACAATCCAGGAATAACAGATTCAAACTCGTGTGTAAATATAGTGCCATTGGCACTAATCATCCACGGCATGTTGCTGTCAAACATTAATTTATAAATTTCAGCACCGCTTAAAACATCCGATCTTCCGTCTTCCCAGTCGATTGTAATTGTTTTATCTCTACGCTGTTCCATAACCCACATATATTCAAAAGTACCAAATAGGCCTTCCCATGCTGCCGCAAAACTCTTTTTATGCAACGTCATTTGTTCGTAGATATATTGATCTGTATATTCAGGTCTTAATTGCCCAACGATACTTTCTGGCGCCATGTTCAACGCTCTAATAACAGATGGATACAAACTGTTTAAGTCCATAGAACCAATCCACTGATGCAACCCTTTTTTAGGATATGCAACATACGCACCGGCAGCTTGAGTGTTACCGCCGTGATCACGTCTGTTAGGAACTTGCATACCTCGTCTGTGTGCTTCGTTAATAATAGCTTGTTCAGTAACAGCTACGGCACCCATAATAGTTTGCAATAGAACTGTATTATCATGTGCAATTTCATTTGCTAGATCAATAAAACGAAGTTTTTTATCTAGTTTGTCGAGTAGTGCAACGTCTTGTCTGTTGTATTCAATAAAAGTTCTAAAGTCGTTGTTATACAGTTGATCTAGCGTACCTTCGTAAACAGTTTTGTTTTCGCCGATCTCCATTTCGCCGATCGCGTCAAGTCTATAGCTATGACGTTCTTCGTATGTGTATTTTCTATAAAGCTCTAGCGAGTCAATATGCACACGGCCTACAAAATCATATGTCTCAGAAGTTTTTCCATATTTTTCGTATTCTCGTTTTTTGGGATGTTGATCCCACAAACAGAATCTTCTAGTGTCGTTCTTACTTAGTACACGAGCTACTCTATTTACAGTATAAGGAACGTCATACCCTTCTGAGTTCCAACCGCTTAAAATGTCAGCGTCTTGTATTAAGTCAAGAAATGTATCAAGCATGTCTGCTTCTTTTTCGAACAGTATACATGAGTCACCCCATTCAACGCAAAGTTCTTTAGCTTGTTCCATTGTGAGAGTTTTTGGAGGAACAGCCAGCGTAATTAATGCATCTAACCATTGCAAATGAACTGTAATTGCCGTAATTGGCATGAAGGGATCGTTTGTTGGAGCGAATCCTCTCTCAGGATCAAAGTCGGTCTCGATGTCAAAAAATGCAACGTTTAACTTTGGTGCATCTTGATTTTCATAATTTTCACTTAAGCATTGAAAAATAGGATTAATGTCAGACTCGAATAGTGTTTTATTTTTGTTAATTGCAAGTTCTTTTCTATAGTCTTTAGTATTCTTGCAGACTATTCTACTAAGCGGATCACCATAAACGCTTTTATATTTGCCTTTAGGATCACCGTAATAGAAAGTATATTTTACTGGATATTCTTGATAAATTCTTTTACCATCTTTTCGTTCGACTAATCGGATAATATCATTATCTCTATCGAACATTGCGTCAACGTACGGCACTTATTACTCCTTTGTTGTTTCTTGGCCAACTTACCATCTACATGCTCTTAAGTGAGCGACTCTATAGATTACTTAGTATTTTTTAAAATGTATATTGTAATTTTAGGATCGTTAACAACCAACAGATCAGTGGAATACTTTCTGTCAGGCCAGCTACGTCCTACTGCTACAACATTTATCATTTTAGGATTAATTTTTTTTACAACTGCTATTTTTAAAGAGTTATGACTAGGGTATACAACAGTATCCCCTAGTTTAATTTCATTTCCTAAAATATCTTTATGTATTATCGGTTCAAGCATCTTTGTCGTAGCCCAAGGTAGAAACAAGGGTTTCTAGATCCTCGAATGCGTCTTGATGTTTATTCCAATCACGCTTCATTGCAACTTTGATTGCTTTGTTAATAATTGTAGGTTTTATATTTAATTCTTCTGCAACACTTTTAATTGTGTCTTTAAGACTACTAGTAAGGTCGTCAACTTCTTGCATAACACTAACGCCTTCTTTTACTAGTCTTTCTAATTTAGCTTTTTCTTCTGGTCCGTAAACTCTATCACTCATTGTGTACTCCTTTATGTAAATGTAATACAAGATACCAAAAAAGTCAATTTTTATTTTACAAACGCACCTATTCTTCCGTGTACATCCGGATACACTTTGTAAGAATAGCCTTCTGGTGGCTCAGTACTGTCGCCCTCCCACACAGGAATAAAATGTGTTATATTATTTTCAAAATCTTGATTGTGTCTAAAATGTACTTCTATACATTTCTTTCCGATATACTCTATGTTAATCCATTCGTATATTTCAGCAAAAGGTTTTATTACATCGGGCATCTTTAGTCTATCAGAAACTTTAATCCAACTATCCCATCGTGTAAATGTGTTATCAGGTTTATGCCCTTCGACTGCTAAAACCTGTTTACCATGATGATAGTCTATACTCAAGTGTCTGCCTTCGAACCACTCACACCAAAAGTATCCCACAGGCAAATGCTTTGTAGATTTTTCAAGCCAAACTCGTTGTGCTCCTAACCCTAAGCCTTGCATATTGACACAGGGTCTAACAATATAGTGGCCCGGCTTTGGTACGTCTAAACCAACCGGGCCACTAGTATAATTTAATTTTTTAGACAGTATTAGCTTATCAAGAATCCACATATGGTCCGGATCAATATTTTTCCAAACTAGATTCTCGGCATATTCCATTATTTCTTGACGTGCTCTGGTTTACCTTTGTGCTTTGTTTTTGCAAAGTCTTTTGCATCACTCTTACTCATGCCTTTTGCAACTTTAGCAACTTCTGGACTAGCAGGCTTTTCGCCTTTCTTTGCAGCATAAACCATGCCCATAAACTTTTGTTGTGCTCTTGACTTTGCTTTTTCAAGCAACGACTTATAGTTTTTGATATCGGATTCTGACATTCCTAGCTGTGCAGGACTTGATGCCATTGGCGGTGTAGGTGATCCGACTGAAGGTTGAACTTTCTTATCGTATGATAGTGCATGGAATACAGAGCCAACATAATCGGCTGCTTTTGTTATTTTTGATTGTTGCCAGGCTTCTAGACCTTCTTCTTCTGAAATATTTCTTAATAGATTATGTAGTTGGATAGCATAATCTGCAATTTTATATAATTCTGCACGAGCCATCTGAATTTCATGATCACGATCTGTTGTGTCTGCTAACTCTGATAGTCCTTCGCTAATCTTTTTATTTCTCATTGTAATCTCCGGAATATTTATTATATTTATCGTTTTATTAGAGTTGTGCCAAACAAACTTGTATTTTTCATGTCTAATGCATTATCAGTAGGTTTCCATGTTTTAGACTTTTTAGATTTTTTAGATGGATTAACAACAGTTGCTATTCCACTTGCACCAGTGGCTCCTGCTGATGCAGACTCAATTATTTCAAGTATTTTCATTATAAGCCGCCTCCAACTAATTTTCCACGCAGTGGATGTTTTTGTGTAGGGCCAAGTGTAGGCTTACTTTTTTTAGGCCAAGGATCATTTCCTCTAGCTTGGTCTGCTTTTATTTTTTCTCTACCCAATGGAGTTTTTAATAAAGCTTTTTCAGTTATCTCTACAATTTTCATTTTGCTTTTTTTAATCCGCTAATTTTTGAATCTTTTCCATATTGGGCTAGAATCTGCTGTTTTGCTTCTTGCATGTTACGGGCCGACACCTGCACAGGGATCCATTGACTATAAAAGTTTTGTTTAACTTGTACAGTTGCAACAAATATTGAAAAAACTTTTGTATCTTGTAACTCGCGAATTAGCATATTAATATTTATTCCAATCAAATAACTTAGGTTTTATTGGTTCATCTTCTAAAGTATGTCCACCTTGAATTGCTGCCCATTCACGCAAAGTATACTTGGCTTCTTCGTTTACCTTACCGTTTGTTCTTAAAAATGGAGGTAATCCATCTTTTGTTACTGAGTTTCCAAACTTTGCACTTTGCTTTTTAATTTCGTCCGGACCTACGTCAATAGTAGTGTTAACACCTTTCACAATACGTCCGTCTTCGTCGATTTTTTTGCCACGCTTACCGTAAGCACCGCCGGCATACCATTTGCACCAACCGTTTGGACTAATATTACCTGCAACTGCTGTACACTTGTTTGGATCTCTCCACATTGTACAATTAATACATTTTTGACCATTCTTAGGATCGGGCTGATAACCTGCTTCAGCTTTTGTTCCTTTTTCTTCGAATAGGTCTTCAATTTTCATTATACACCATACTTGTTGCGTTTTGGTTTAGCAACTGGACTTGTTTTGTTTGTGCTATCAAGCTCTTTGCTTTTTGTATCACCTTTATTTAAGTCGTCGTATTTTAGACCGATTACTTTATAACCTTGCTTAAGCATTTCTGCTTCAACATCGGTATAAGGGTGTGCAGTTTTCTTCTTCCCGATCCAGCTTAATGCATCTATATCAGGCGGAGTCTTTCCGTCGGAACAAGCAAGAGCCATCATTAATCTGTATTGTCCGTAGTCACTGCCGAATGCTCCAAGATTTGGGCCATCGTCGTATGTATGCAATCCTACAGTTGCTTCTTGTTCTCTTTTTGATAATTTGCTTCCAGCAGCTTCGCTTACAATTTCTCTTACTTTCATGTTAAACTCCGTATTTGTTGCGTTTTGGTTTAGCAACTGGACTTGTTTTGTTAACGCTGTCGATCTCTTGACTTTTAGTACTGGTAACTTGCCTTGTACTAACTCCCATTAACTTTGCTGCTAGTTTAATAGTTTCTTGTTCTTCTTCGGCATATGCAGTAGTAATAAAATTTTCAGCCCAAGCTGTTTCTTGATCAAACTTAACTTCTCTGCTTTTAGTTGCTTGTGCAACTGCAAGTGCTAATCCCATACGATATTGCATGTAGGGATCTGTGTTTCTTAATTCGGGTATAACAAAAGTTCCCGGAATTGATCGTTCAACATCAGGATCTATAGCAGCTGGAATTCCATAATCTTTTGGCTTGGATGCTTCGGAAATAATATCTTTGAATCTCATTTTTTCTTTCGTCCTCTAAAGCCCGGCTTTGTATTTAGCGAACCTGTCATGTATGGAAGATTAAACCACAATTCAAACCATTCTTTGTCTCCAGGTTTAATGTTTTTTTCTCGTTCTATACGACGCTTTTCAGTCCCGGTTACAGAAATGTTAGAACCTTCGTAAGGTGTATAACCTTTAAATTCTGTTATTCCTGCTAATCTCTTTAGATCTTCTATATTCATACCAATACTTGTTCCTCTCGTCGGTACTTGCCCTACGTAGTTCGTGTTCTTTTAAAACACGAACATAATGCTCTAGTTCTTCTTGCGTCCACTCTTCATGTTTGCACACCAATGATACATCCTCGCTTTTTCACCTGAACTGTTTTTTGCTCTTTTACGTAGTGCTGTAACACTACCGTTGCAACTAGCACCTGCACGTTTTACACGTCCTGGTCTGCTTTTACCTTTTACTTTACCATCTGCAAAGTTTTCATCTAGAATTTCATTAGGAACTTTAAAGACCCAAACAGTTGCTTTGCTTTGTGTTGCTAACATCCCTGTTAAACGAGTATTTCCGCCAATAAGCTCTTTCCAACCATCTGGGTAAACTGCTATTATTGGCATTTCTACTTTGCCGCTTTGTATTTGCGACATTGCTCGTTTTTGTTTGTTTTGATCTAAAGATTTAAAACTATCAGGCTCATTAGCATCGGTGTTGTTTATACCCTTTGCCGATTTAATAGTTACAGCTTTGCCTTTTTTAACAAGGTTGAGCCATCCTTCGAATCCTAACTTAGCAAATTCGGGATATCTTTTTGCCTCATCCCATTCTACGTCGAACTGCGGTTCGACATACATTACTTTTGATTCTGAAAAATTAACTGCTGGTTCTTTAAAATATTCTGGATATTTTTTGTCAAACAGACGCATAACGATGCCTGCTTTAATGTGTGCTTCGTTTTCTTCAGGGCTTCCTGTCATGCCACTATTTTTGTCTAGTTTTCCATCTAGTAATTGTTTAAAATGTACAAGTTCATGAGCCAATGTTCTTAGAATATCTATAGGATGACGATTTTGAATTCCTAGGTGGATAACAACTTTGTCATTTACAAATCTGCCAAATGATGGCTGATCTTTTGTTTCTATATGTTTTTCTAGTTTAATTTTTGGAAGTTTTTCAATGTTTAATACTTCCATAGCAATTGGAAGAAATTTTTCCAATGCTGGTATTAAATCATTTTTTTTTACATTGCTATGCTTGGGCTCGGACGTAACATCGGTCATATTTTTACGAACAGCTTCAAACATTTCTAAAGAAAACTTGTTGTTAGGAGTTCCTGCTAGAAATGTTTTAACATCATTTTTTATAGCAGCTTCTCTAAGTTTGCTTGCACTAATGCCTTCGACACCTTCGGCGTCAGGATCTCGTGCTCCTGCATTAACTATTTCAATACTCTCGAAGAAGTATTCTTTATTGTTATATGCATTTAGTAGTTGTGTAAATTCGTTAACTCTGTCCGAACCTGCTACATAAACCAGTTTTGTGTAACCTAGTGAATTTACTTTTTTAATAGCTTCGATAATAGTTCTTACCGACGAATCACCAACAGTTATCCCTGGAAAGTATTCTTTTGCAAACTTAAGTTTTGTTTCAAAACTTAAAGGATCGGTTTTAGAATTTTGTTTATGAGAAAGAAAAATATAACCGTCGCCGGGTATACTTTTTATTGTTTCAGCTAATTTGCGATGTCCAATAGTAATTGGATTCATTCTTCCAAATGCAAGAACTGCTGTTGTCTTATTTTGATTAAACAGTTCTCTTAGTTGCATTAATAAGATCCTTTTTTAAAGTTTTCTACTTCGTCTTCTAAAATTTTAGAAATGCAATCCATTTTTTCAGAATCTGATAGCAATTCTTCTGGTGTTTTTTTGATGTTATACTTTTTAATATACGACAAAACAGCTTCGTCTACAAGAGGTATCATTTTTCTTTTATTAAACTTGCCGCCTTTTTTAACAGTTTTTTGAACTTCTAACATTGTAGGGTATAACTTTTGTCTGTAAAAGTTTGGCTCGTTACGCATATACACAACCAAATCTTCTACTACATCCCAAGGAAGTGCTCCATTAGGTTCATTGGTGTGTGCATTTAATGCAAGATCGGTAAATTCGACTATTTTTACCATTATGTCAAATCCTTATATGTACTTAGTTGTTCGACTAGGAAGTTTTTATGTTTTCCTCTACTAATGTGCTTACCCATGCTTTTTTTCCAATGTAAAGTATTGTAATGCATCACCAAGCCCTGCAACTCCAATATCTTGCCTTAGTTCTAGGTCCAGGATTATCACAATTGTGTCTTGCACGGAAACTTCTGCGTCTTGCTGGGTTAGACTTTTTAATTTTCATGTTAGGATCGCCGAAGTTTACTTTAACTACGTTGCCACTTGGGTTTCTTACATACACTTTAAATTTTTTAACGTCACCACGCATAGGTTTTCCTAGCGGTACTTTGCGTCCTTGATATTCTGCTTCGTCTAATATTTCGTCTTCGTTGAACCACATAACTCCGTATGCTTCGTAGAATTCATCGCCATCGTAGGTTTCTTCATCCACTACTTCATCTTCAGTAGTAAATTCGAGATCGAAGTCATCTAGGCCCATTTCAAATACTTTATCTGCAATTTTATCTGCAAGTATATCGCATTCGCTTTCTGATAAATTTTTAGTAATAGCTATACGTAATAAGTTAGCACCCTGTTCGGTTTTGCCGGATATGTATTTTACATTACTCTCATTTAGTGGAAGATTGTTAGTATTAATTACAGATTCGACTAGCTTGTCTTTATTTACGTTGCCTTCTTCCCAAATTATACTTATAAAATTTTTCATAATACTTCCTTAGTGATTTAACAATATCGACGAAACAGTGCCAGCAGTCCAACCGGATATGACTGCTCTAACCCACACATAGTTACCTGTAAAATTTTTAATAAATGAACCATTACTTTCAGTTGCATTAGTGTTAGCACTTGTATGAACTGAATCAGATACTGTGAACCAATCGCCTTCGGCTGGACTAGTAGACAGTGTGGCTTGCATCTTGATAGTACCAACAAATCCAATAACACTGTACTGCACAGTATGAAATCCGTCGGATCTATTGTAATATCCGTCGCCTTTAAAGGAATTGCCGGTAACAGATTCTTCACTGTTACCGACAGGATGAGTTTGCACTGATAAAATAATTTCGCTAGTTACTGACATATAACTATTTATCTATATTAGCCTTATAGATTATTTTATCAATTCTTGCTATGTTATCACCAACAATCATTTGTAATAACATAATAATGTTTTCGTCTCTAGCAAATATGTACTGTCCTTGTATCCACCGAAGGCCGTATTGGAGATTTTTCATCAAGATAGGTCCGGCTAATACTTTATCGGTATTTTTTGCAATCCACGCAGCTAATTCAGGCTTTGCAGGTTTGTTACCAAACGTAACTTTGTAAGGATAGTCGGTAGGTTTGTTACTTATAATAACGTTTTTTTGTTCTGTTAAAGTAGATAATGCTTTATCATCTGGCTTCCAGGTTTCGACTTCACCTACTACTTTATTAGAAATTTTGTCGATTAAGTCTACAGAATTGCTATAAATGAGTAACTTCTTGTGCTCACATCTTATTATATAATCTTCCTCGATTCTGAGTATATTATAAATCGATTGTGCATCTTTGATGTGTTCGGGCTCGACTACTGTTTTTCTGTATCGTGTATTTAATACAAAAGACTTCGGCTTTTTGTTAGTGACAAACTCTTCTAGTTTAGTTCTAGCATAGCCGAGTTTACCACTACGTTGATTCTGTGTACGGAAAATATATGTCAGAGGATTTTCGATACTAATCTTGTACAAATATTTTCCGTAATGCAGTTTTTTAGTTTCGTGCAATTTTTGATTCTTCATTTGCAAATACTTCAAGGGTTATCTCATTATTTTTTAAATTGATGTTAACTTTGCCGCCGTTCTTTAACTCTCCGAACAACATAAGTCTCGATAGTGGACGTTTAATATCTTTGTCAATAACACGTTGCAACGGTCTAGCTCCCATCTTAGTATCAAAACCTTTGTCAACAAGATAGTCAAGAGCTTCGTCGGTAACTGAAATCTTAATTTCTTTTCCAGCAACCTGATCTCTAAGTTCAGACAAGAACTTCCCTACAATCTTGAGCATTACCGGTTTACCAAGCTTGCTAAATGTAATAATAGCGTCAAGTCTATTACGGAATTCTGGTGCAAAGTATTTCTTTAATTCACCGTCTTCGTAATCTCTTTCTAAGCTGTCTCCAAATCCGATACTGTTCTTCTCTGCTTCTTTAGCACCTAAGTTAGTAGTTAAGATAAGTATGCAATTTCTCGCATCTGCTTCTTTGCCGTTTGAGCCAGTGACTTTACCGTTATCCATTAGTTGCAACAAAACTGCACTAACTTCTGGATGTGCTTTTTCAATTTCGTCAAGCAAAAGAACGCAATTTGGATTCTCCTGTAGCTTAACTATAAGTTGTCCGGCGTTGTCTTCAAACCCTACATAACCCGGAGGTGCACCGATAAACTTTGCAACCGAATGCTTTTCTTGGTATTCACTCATGTCAAATCTAACAAGATTTACTCCGAGATGTTTTGCAAGTTGTTTGGCTGTTTCAGTCTTACCTGTACCAGTTGGACCCATAAACACAAACGACCCAATAGGTTTGTTTTCTGATTTAAGACCGGCTTGTGCTACTAAAATCTTGTCGACAATAGTTTCGATTGCAGAATCTTGTCCGTATACACTTCCTTTAAGATTAGACTCGAGGTGAGCAAGATTTTCAGTTTCTTTTTCAGCAACTTGTTCTTCAGGAATCTTAATTAACTTTGCCAATTCAAATTGAATATTCTTGACGTCAACTACTTTATTATCTTCTTGTTCTAGAACTTTAAATCTAGAACATGCAACGTCGATAAGATCAATCGCTTTATCAGGAAGCTTTTTGTCAGCTTGATATTTTACTGATAACTTAACAGCTTCTTCAATTGCTGCGTCAGTAATTTCGACCTTGTGATACTCTTCGTAGTATTTTCTAACTCCTTTAAGAATATCAATTGCCATCTCGGACGTAGGTTCGTCAACACTTACACGTTGGAAACGACGCATAAGAGCACGATCTTTTTCGAAATACTTGCGATATTCTTCCCAAGTAGTAGATGCAACTACTTTAATATTTCCTTTTGACAGTGCAGGTTTTAGCATATTAGCAAGATCGTTTGCACTGTTTCCGCTACCGGCACCGGCACCTGAAATCATGTGTGCTTCGTCGATAAACATAATGGTGTTGCCTTTTGTAGTTAAGCCTTGCAACACAAGTTTAAATCGTTCTTCAAAGTCTCCGCGATACTTGG